CCAAGGTAGTGAATCTGTTTCTTACTCTGCTTTGAATGGAAGTGTCCGCTCAATACTGTATCAAACTTGGATAGTAAATCTGGATCCATACCATGATCCATCTTCACCCCTCGGAGAACTTCAAAGTTATTCAATTCAAGGTGCCCGAACAACAAAGGTGCAGTAGTCTCTTTAAGAAACTTAACCGCTTCGGCAGCATTATCGGAGGGTATCCATGGCATCAATGCCAATTTATGCCCAAATATCTCTATTTCTTGAGGCGACTGGTAAATATGAATGTTCTTGTATCCATACAGCAGTTGTTCTGGTGCATTTATATCATTGGTGTTCTTGTATGTCGCATCATGGTTGCCAACAAGAAGATGAAATTCCACACCATTTGCTTCAAGAGGATCCAATAAAGACTCTTTCATTCTTCTCAATGTATAAAATGATATGTACTTACGTCGGTCAACCAAGTCACCTAAATGGAATACTGTCTTGATATTATGACTTTGCAGATATGGAAAGAAAATATCTTTATAGAACCTATCAAAATAATCCATGAATAACTGGGAATCCTGCCTCGCCCCGAAGTGAGAGTCAGAAATAATGACGGCTTTACTCATCTACTATGCTTCCTCAAACTGAGATAATCCAATCGACTTCTTACGAGCAATACGCTTACCTCGTTTCTTTACATCATACTCATGAGCACTTTCTCGCAGATTACCATGAAGATACTTAACAAAATTATTGTCGTAATCTGCACTATCATCTATCTGTTTGCTGAAAACCAAACCCATCAACTCACTGTTCTCAAGCGCTTTGAACTTCAGGACTTGGTTCTTTTTCTCACGGTCGAGCCTGCGTATAAAAGCATAATACATGATTTGAGTGAAATAAGCAAATGGGTTTTTACTTTTTTCCGGGTCAAAATTATGGATGTACTCTAAGCAGTTCAGCAGAGCATCACCAATCATATCTTCTCGGAAAGTATAACCAATAAAATTTGGCTTATATGACAGGTGTTCCGCAATCTTGTACAAACAAGTGCCAATATACTCTGGAACTCTTGGTGCCGGCTCACCATTTTTCTTGGCTTTCTTCAAAGCCTTCTTGTACTCTATCATTGCTGCCAATAAGTCGGCATTGTTTACATAATGGTTTTTAGATTTTGGCATAATTTTTTTTGAAATTTCTTGACTCCGCATCTTGACAAGTGCTATTCTGAGAGTGTAGCCGCATGAAAGAGAATAAAGGTCATTGAATGTTACCTTTATAAGCCTTTAGAATCTTTGCTAGCATATCCGCGTCCTCTTTAGATTCAAATATATCACTTTCATCATCTTCATCATCTGTGTGGGGCGAAGCCGTCGCAGCCCTCATCCTTTCCAATGTGTTAGTATAAAACTTCTGATGTTTCTCTGGTGCTGGAATGGAAGCGATAATGGCAGATTTCTGAACTATAATAGGACCTTCAGTAAATGGAATCCATCTATAGAGTACTAGATTAGAAATTCCTAATTTTGGATCAATAGTTGACACCATTAACATAGGATCGATAAATTTAATTCCAGTTTTTGTTCTTTTTGTCTCGGTGACGACGGTGTCGCCATTAATAAGTTTGAAAATTTGTATATTCATTGTAGTTCTATTTTGTACTGTTTATAATTAAACTTCTCCGCATCATAAATGGCTGCTCTTGCCAAGAAATGCTCAAGAGCATAGTTTTTTCTTCCTTTATACATCAGGACATCCACAATATCATAGATATTGATAAGGTTCTTGTCAGAACCAATCCTTAACCCTCGTCCTATACTCTGACGATTGCGAACCGAACTCTTTACTGGTGTGGCGAATATTATATTATGTAGTCTCTTAATATTAACGCCTTGGCTGAACACTCCCGTGGACGCTACAGTTATGGACTTTTCTAATTTTTCGATGTTGTGTCGGATCGCTTCGCGGTCGTCTGTCAAAACCTTACCATGAACGAAAAATATTGGAATTCGAGATTCCGACTTTTTTAACAATTCCTTGTAGATTTGTTTTCCGTGCTTATCTACAAAGTTGAATAGAATCAACGTGTTACCGGGTAAGGAAAGTGCCAAATTTCGGATGAATTTCATTCGTTTTTGGTTATGAATAATAAATTCGATTTCCTCTTGGTATGTTAATTTCCTTGCTACCTTACAATCTTCGATAGGATAATGCAACAATAAACAGTATATTTTTACGTCGGATACGTCTTTATTGTCTATAAGTTCTTTAGTTGTAATAACTTGAACAGCAGTACCAAAATGCCCCTCAAGCACCAATTTATGAACTTTGGTATCTTGTAATGTGCCCGTGGTTCCAACTCTATACTTTGCTCTAACCAACTTATTCATCAGAGTTGTTAGAGAGGTCGCCTGGAATCCATGAGCCTCATCACCAATTACAGCATCGAATTGTTCAAACCATGACTTGTTAAGTTTATAAACTGATTGCCAAGTCGTGATAATAACCGGCTTACTTGTATTTTTATCCTTTCCGGAATACACTCTATGACAATTACCACCAACATCCCAACTATTATTTGAATAATCTCGGAAATCATCGTACATTTGCTCCACTAGGCTTGTAGAAGGTACCACAAGCAATACTCGCATACCCACGCGAACGTACCAACGCACCAGAGCATATATGATAAGCGATTTCCCGCTTGCTGTAGGGCTAACGAGAATTGTACGCTTCCTTTGAATGGCTGTTCTAAATGCTGAAATTTGGTAATCCTTTGGAGTAATAGGAGTACCTTTGCTATGAGGATTCAAACCTTTGAAAAAGTTTTCTGCTTCAACAACAGAAAATTCATTTTCTAGGTCGAGATTATTAACATCAAGGCTGTACTCGTTATCTTCCGCAAATTTCTTCACATATGGAATAAGACCATATGGAAGAGTACAGTTCATTAAGTTAAAAAGTCTTTTCTTTCCATCCCATAACTTTGCTTTATATGCTGGATGAAAATGAGCACCTGGAACCGAAAAGGTGAAATAGTCACTCATTTCCGCTTGGATATTCCGCGGAGCATCCACTCTTATAAGAGATTCGCTTACCTTGTGTAAAGTAATATCCATCAACCAATACCCTGTGTAAATTTTTGGAATTCAATTGCGTTTTTAATATCCCAACCACGCTGTTTAACCGCATTTATCAATTCTTCAAGAGTTTCAACCTTCACCTGAGCCTCATCCAATAACTCTTGAACTTCCAACATTTCAGGATCGCTCTTTATGAATGTTTCGGTATCAGACTTCATAATTTTAAAGTCGATGATACCCTTACGCTTCATTACGGAATTATCTGCTTTACCTGTGTAATAGAGATACAATTCCTTCTTGATCTTTTCTTTCTGTCTCTCCATAGCCTTCAATTTCTTTTTGGCTAAGGCGTGTTCGCGGACATATTTGTGGAAAAGGATCGGGTTACGTATTGACTCTCTTGCCAAATCGCTTAAGGAGGTTATACCTAACTCGTTTGAAGATTGTTCAAGAATTTCTTCCAGTGTCATTACTATATCTTATCACAATTAACCTAGAATTTCAATATCATAGAACAAATAAATGAATGTAACTGTAGCGGTAACCGGTACTACATCATCATTTGTAGTGTCAAACTCGATAGAAGAAATATTATTTGGATAACAATCACGGAAGAAAATATTCGCAATTGGATTGGATTTGTTGGTGAGAATTGTAAGTGTTATGTCTGAATACAATTCACCATAGTCCGGGCGAATTTTCGCATTTCTGGTTTTTAGATTTTTGAATTCCTCGAATGATCTTGGAAACGTAATACCTGTCATCCAGTTATATATGTTGTTCCAATTCTTTAAATACTCATCGACAATAAAGGTGACGGAAAGAGGCTCATATACGATATGGTCACCTTCAATTCTATGAGTCGTAAATGGTGTAGGTCTTTCGGTGTAAGGAAAATTTACACTTGGAAGAGAAACTTTTTGAACAAAGTAATTTACATCAGGGTACCTTTGAATCCTCAATGCGAATTTCAAATTCGACATTAGGTTTACATTGGATACTTGGTTTGATAATGCACCAGATAGATTAGGCATATATGTATTTATAAACAAAAAGAGCGAGGAATCCTCGCTCTTTCGTATTATTAAAAATATTGGGGTTCCAATTGGAACCCCAAATATTTGTAAACTGTTGAAAACAATCAGTTTATGTTCGTGACTTTGATTTTCCGAAAATAAGGATTTACATCGGCAGTCATTGCGCCAGGTGTTGCACCCCAGAAAGGATTTCCAACGATACCATAACGAGTCTTAAATCCAATCTTTGGTTGGAATGTATCCTGACCAATTGCTCTTACCATTTGTAGTGGAACATATGGGCAATAGAAGAATCCGGCATCGAATGGTGATACGCCCTTATATCCAACTACTAGCAATTCGTGTGTTGCCGATCCACCAAAGTAAGGATCAATATAAACACGATACTTACCTTGTAGGGTTCCTACGAAAGTATTCCCTGTGTCGTCAACATTCAAATTTGAACTAATTGCAGGAGCGTAGTCAAGAACACCAGTTAGAGAAAGAGCGGAAGCAACGTCTGAGGAACAGACGATGAAATTACCACGTCCTCTACGAGTCTCTTTTGCGATAGCGTTTGCTTCGCGTTCTACTTGGAACAATAGCCCCTTGAACTTTTCAACTGACCAACGGCCGTTGCTATCAAGATCAAGGTCATAAGTTCCGGCTACTGCGGTACCTGCTTGAGCACCAGGCTTTGCTACTGTATAGAGCCGGCGGATAATTTCTCTGTTGATTTCGGTTAAGATTTCAGCAGAAAGAATATTTGCCAACTCTGTTTCAGCATCTAGCCCGTGGACTGCTTTCAAGTCTTGTGCTAGTTCCATTGAGTACTCAGCTTTCAAGGCTCTCGACTTTGCAGTAACAGTTACCTTGTCGATGCTGAATGCCATTTCAGGGAAATCTAGTGAAGGATCAGAACCCAATTGTTCTGCATCACCAGTTGCCATACCGACACCAGTTGAAAAACCAGCAGCATCATATGGTGAACTACCAACTTGTGTAGGACCACCAGTAAGACCAGAACCAGAGTAATCGGTATCGGCTTCATTAAACAATGCCTCTGTACCAGTCTGGGTGCTATAGCGTGATTTCATTGCAAAGATCAAACCGGTTGGTCCAGTCATTGGCTGAACTCCGCAAAGATCATAAGCAATTAGGTTGGGCATTGCACGGCGAACAAGAGAAATTAGGATAGGATCCCAAGTTCCAATTGCTCCACCACCAATGTTGTTTACTGGAGCAGAAGGTGCTTCGGTTAGCATCTTGCGCTCCTCGTTTAGTGCTATGCTGGTATTTTCCAAAAGTTGTGCGGTAACTGCCATGCGCTGAAAATCAACTTTACCACGGCGATCCACGATAGGAGCCTGGGCTTCATGTTCAAGCACAGGTCTCCACTTTTCAACCAACATAGCAACTTTTGACTGTTGCTGTTTTAGTTCATCGAATACAGACATTCTCTTTCTCCTAAGAATATTTCTATTTCTTGGACTTATTTATTCCTTATAGAATTTTCACTATTTCTTATTACTTACGACTTGTACGGTCCAAAATCTTTGCTGCTTGTTCAATTAGAGGATCTGAAGTCTTTAACCTTTCCTCTGTATTGCTTCCGCCTTCTACATCTTCAGTAAGAGTGGCCTTTTTTAGACTCTTCTTTCCAAATGAAGATTCCTTTAGAATTTCCAACTTTGACTTGAATTCGTTTCCAAATTCTATTCCTTCTGCAAGAGTGCGGAATTTGGATGCCTGTGCGTCAGTCATTCCTTCTGTTGCTTCACGAATCATTTCTCTCTTTTCAGCAGCCTTTAAAGACTCCTTCAAAGTGATATTCTCGTTTAGAATAGAATTCAACTTTGCTTCAAGTTCATCATTGCGCTCTGCAAGAGCGTTTACTACATCAACTTTCTTTTCTGGAATGTCGATATAGTGTTCTTCAAACAAGGACTTCATTCCACTAATGAATGATTCAGTTAACTCGGAACGAATTCCGTGTTCAATAGCGATTGTATTTTCTTCCAACCACTGTTCAACAACGTAATTCAAGTAAGAATCAACTTGGTTAGTTACTTGTTCGGTAATATGAGCAACGGACTTTTCTAAAGCAAGTTGAGAGCGGGCTTCCAACTCTTCTGCGATTACTTCAGTTCTTGCGGCTACTGCGGCCTCGAAAACGGTAGAAAGTTTGTTACGAAAACTTTGAGAAATCTTTGTTCCTTCAAACAAAGATGCGATTGCTTCTTCAGCAACTTTCTTTGCTTCAGCATGACGGGCGTTGAAGTACTCTTCATTTACTTCCTTTTCACCTTTTTCATCCTCATCATCCTCATCGTCATCCTCGTCATCGTCCTCATCGTCATCATCTTCTTTCTCTTCTTTTACGTCCTTCTTATCTTCATCATCTTCATCATCTTCTTCATCTTCTTCCTCGCGGACGTAACGCTCTTTCACTTCTTTCTTTTCGTCACCATCTTCATCTTCATCATCTTCATCGGTCTCTTCAGCCAACTTTGCCTTTAGCCATTTTGGAAGACGTTTTTCTTCAATATTTTCCTTATCCTTATCATCATCCTCTTCTTCCTCTTCACTCATTTCCTTCTTAGGATCAATGTCTGAAGGGTCCTTGTACTTAGCTGGATTATTTACTGGACCAGGTCCACCCTGCTTGGGAAGGGCTGCCTGTCCAGGTTTAATTGACTTAGCAAAGTCGATACCTGTTTGGCCGTTATTTACAATTGGACCACCCAATTCATCGAATTCAGGCTTTGGCTCCACACGACCCGGAATGCTATCTGGACCGGCTTCGGAAAGCATAATTTTACGAATTGTTTCCTCTAATCTTTTTGCCATTGATTTATTACTCCCTTGGGAATTCCTTAATTCAAACTTTATTTATCCCTTTTATTTTTTTGAGATTTGGTTCAAAAAATCAGAAAAAGCCTCAATAGCCTCGGATTCAGAAATTACTCTCTTTCCAATTCCTTTAATATGCTTTCTTGGCTTGATTTTTTTTCGGATTTGAGCAATAGCGGACTCTTGGAGTACGCCA